AACAGATTTAAAATATTAGATAAGAACATTTTCCAATATACTTTTAACGAAGAAGACAAAAAGATTTTAACCTTTATGGTTAAATTAAACCAAGGACAAAGAATTGACACAAATTCATTTTACCCATCTACGATTATTGTACACAAAAAAGGAGAATGTTTCTATACAATCAACGCACTTAACCAATTAATTGAAAATATAAGTGATGCGGATCGTGGTAACATAAATCATAAAAATGTAAAAATAGATTGGGATAATTATCAAAATAAAATTTTAATTAATAAAAATGAAGAACTAAAAATATTGACAATTAATAGAGATTTTTCCTAATTTCTTAATATTTATTAATAAAAAGTATTATGGAAATTAAAAAAGATACTAAAGAAAAAGAAACTTTGACTAATAAATTAGATAATTTTCTTAACAATACCGATACACAAAAGGAATGTGAAGGCGAAGAGTGTATGATTAATGATGGAAAAGAAATCGTTGAGAGAGTAAACAAAGTTTATAAGACTAATGATGGTAGACAACTATTAATGTAATATGAGTAAGAAAAATTTATTATCCGAAGATTTAAAAAGATATAGACAGTTATTGGAATATACTTTCTATGTACCAGAAGAAGATGACCCTAAAGATGTTAATGGTGATTTACTTTTGGACGATATGTTAACAGAACAAGATCCACCTGCGGAAGAAGAAGATCCTTTTGCAGATACTGAAGAGACGCCAGAAGAAGTAGAGGATACTACTACAGACACTGAAGAAGAAACTTTAGAAGATCCATTTGGTGACGTTGAAGGTGAAACAGAGGCAGGTGCAGATACTGAGGGTGAAACCGATCCTTTCGGTGATACTGAGTTAGAAGATGAATTTGCAACTGAAGAACCATTAGGTAGTGAAGATACAGTAGAAGTAGATGTAACAGATATTGTTGATAAAACTGAAGAAACAAAAACTTCTGTTGATGGTGTTAGTACTAAGATGGATGATTTATTATCTAAATTATCTGAATTAGAGTCACAAGTTTCAGGAATGGATAACGTTATCAATAAAATCGATGACTTAGAAAAAGAAATCGAAAGACGAAATCCTACACCTGTGGAGAGGTTAGAAATGAGATCGATGGATTCATTCCCTTATAGTGTTAAATTAACTGATTATTGGGAAGATAAAGAAGGTTATGACGCGACAGAGGAAGAAGAAGAATTTACATTAACACAAAGTGATGTTGATAATTTTGATGAAAAAGAAATAAGGGCGTCCTTTGGTTCAGAAAAAGAAGAAGAAAAATAATTTATTTTATAATATCTAATAAAAACCCCACTTATGTGGGGTTTTTCTTTTTATCACCTATTGACTTTTTGGGAAATTATACGTAATATTGTTTATTATTAACTAAAAAAAATATACAATGAGTAACAGTTTAGATGCTATTTTGGCTCAGTATGAAAAAAACACTGAACCAACTAAAAGTGGAAACAAATTGTCTAATGAAGACAGACTTAAAAAGTATTTCACAGAAAAATTACCTAAAGGGGTAAAAACACAAACAAAAACTTTCAGAATCTTACCTACTAAAGATGGTAAGTCTCCATTTACTGAAGTTTACTATCACGAAAAAAATGTAAACGGAAAATGGGAAAAAATCTATTGTAACCATTTAAATGATGGTGAACATTGTCCTTTATGTGAAGCGAAAGATGCGCTATATGAGGATGGTTCTGAGAAAGCTAAAAACTTAGCAAAAGAATTCATTCCTAGAAAATTCTATGTAGTTAAAGGAATTGATAGAGAGAATGAGGATCATGGAGTTAAGTTTTGGAGATTTAAACACAAAAAGACAGGAGATGGTGTAATGGATAAACTAATCCCTGTGTTTAAACTTAAAGGTGATATCACTGATCCTAGAGAGGGTAGGGATATCATTATTACTTCAGGTAGGAATGATAAGAATCATAGTGTAGTTAATTCTATTATGGCGGATGATGTAACTATTCTTACTGAGAATAAAGAATATGCAAACGAATGGTTTAATAATGAAGAAACCTATAAGGATGTATATGCTAAGAAATCTAATGAATATTTAGAAATAGTTGCCACTAACAAAACACCTATTTGGGATTCTGAACAAAAGAAATATGTTGCGGAAGAGGATAAAGAAGAAAAAGAAACCGCTTCATTATCTGAAGAAATAAATATGATGAGAACTGAAAGTACAAAATCTTTTGAGTCTGAATATAACAATGGTAATAATGAAAATATTAATAATGATGTTGAAGTATCATCCTTAGATGATGATGATGAACTACCATTTTAATTAAAGTATGGCAAAGAAACCACTAAAGAAAAAAGCATCTGATTTTTCGTCTATAAGAAAGAAGTTTTCCTCTAGTGATAAGTACAAAGAACAAAAGTACTTTGATCTAGGGGAAGCCTTTCAGAAGGCGACAGGGATACCAGGTCCTGCTATGGGTCAGATTAATATGCTTTTAGGACACTCAGATACTGGAAAAACAACCGCACTAATCAAAACTGCGGTTGATGCACAAAGAAAAGGTATTTTACCTGTTTTTATCATTACAGAACAAAAATTTAGTTTTGAACACGCCAAACAAATGGGTTTAGAAACTAACTATGTTGAAGAGGTTGATGAAGAAACAGGTGAAGTTATCGGTTATTGGGATGGGTTTTTATTATATAAGTTAGGGTTTGATTATATTGAACAGGCATTTGACTATGTGACAGAAGTTCTAAACGCACAAAAAAATGGTGAGATACCACATGATATTGTATTTTGTTGGGACTCTATTGGGACTATCCCTTGTGAAATGTCATATAATGGAAAAGGAGGAAACCAACATACTGCTAGGATTATATCAGAAAAATGGGGTATGGGTATGGCACAGAGAATAACGTCTTCTCGTAAAGTAACATCAGACTATACCAATACTATGGTATTTGTAAACCAACCTTGGGTAGAGTTGCCTGATAACCCATTCGGACAACCTAGAATACAACCAAAGGGGGGTCAGTCAATTTACTTATCTTGTGCTTTAGTATTCTTATTCGGAAACCAAAAAAGTTCAGGAGTCTCAAAACTAAATGCGACTAATAAGGGTAGAAAAGTTAATTTTGCAATAAGAACTAAAGTAGGTATCCATAAAAACCATATGAATGGTTTGGGTTATGCGGATTGTAGAATTCTCGCAACTACACATGGGTTTGTTGAAGACGATAAGAAGGCAATAGATCAATATAAAAATGATTATAAAGATTATTGGGCAGAAGTTTTCGACTCAGTAGGTGATGATGTTATGTCTTTTGATATTGTAGAAGGAGACGCAATTGAAACACCCGTTGATTATTCAGATAATTGATTGTTTAACGTTTAATCAATGATGAGTGAGAATTCCAAGTAAGAAAAAAAGAATCCAAAGAACATTATTAGTTGACGGAGACTCGTTGTTAAAAACCGCCTATCATGGGGCTAAAAATCTTTACTATAAGGAAACCCATATAGGTGGTATTTTTCAATTCTTAACTATGGTTCGTAAAATGTTGAATGAAAACAAATTCGACAGAGTATATGTATTTTGGGATGGACAATTTAGTGGTAGACTAAGATACGATATTTACAAAGACTATAAGTCTAATAGAGACAAAGATTTCTATAACGAACAACCACCATCAGAAATAGATTTATATTTACAGAAAGAAAGATTGTATTCTTATCTTGAAGAGTTATTTATAAGACAATACAGAGATGATATTGTTGAGGCGGATGATTCTATAGGTTACTATGTAAATAATATCTCTGAGGACGAAAGAGTGGTTATTATGACAAGAGACAGAGATCTTTGCCAACTAATCAATGAAAAAGTTTCAGTTTACGATTTAAATCTTAAAAAAATAGTTACAGAAGAAAACTATTTAGTAGATTTTGATCACCACCCATCGAATTTAAAACTTATAAAAATGATAACTGGAGATGTTAGTGATAACATTAAAGGTATTGTTGGTGTAAGTGAAAAAACATTGGTGAAATTTTTTCCTGAAATAATGGAAAAAACTTTGACTTTGGAATATATTTTTAGTAAAATTGAAGAAATACAAAAAGAAAGAAAAACAAGATTGAAAACATTAGATAACATATTAAATAAAGTTACCAAAGGATCACAAAAAGAAATGATTTATGAGGTTAACGAAAAGTTAATAGACTTATCTAATCCACTATTAACTGAAGAGTCTAAATCAGATTTAGATCACTTATTTAGTACTACTATGGATCCTGAAGGTAGAGACACTAAGAATGTGATTAATATGATGATAGAGGATGGGTTAATGTGGGCGATACCTGGAGGTAGAGAAGGTTATATAAATTTCTTACAACCATTCCTATCTATAATTAAAAAAGAGAAAAATTATTATAAAAAAGTAAATGTATAAAATATGAAAAAGAAGTATAAAAGTTACCCTTATGAATTTCTGTTTATGATTAATGGAAACCCTATTGTTGGAAGAAATTTCCCAGTAAACAATTTCAATAAAGAGTCTTTAAAATCTTATGAAATAAAGGAACTAGTTAGTGGGGTATCAGATATCATTAGAAATTTGTTCAAAGAACGTACCTACGATTATATGGAAAGATATAGTAATTATTATTCTACTAGTACTGAAGATGAAACAAAAAGTGTAGACATTTACGAAAATGAAGATTTCTTTTCTATACAGATTAAGTATAAAGGTAGAGTGGTTGCGGAAAGAATTTTTAGTGGTAATGACTACCCACCTAATGTTAGATATGATGTCGACATAAGAAAAATTATACCTAAAATCATCGATTATTTGCAACAGGGGTTGAGTGATAAAAATTATACAAAAAATTATTGCGGTTATCAACTTGACGACATATTTATTAATAACTAAATCAGATAAAGAATGGCGAAAAATGAGAGTTTAAATTTAGGTTATTTAGGATATAGTTTCCAAGTAAAATTAGTAAAACAATTAGTAGAGGATCATAAGTTTTCAGAGAGTATTATTTCTATTATCGATCCTAATTATTTCGACAACGAGTACATGAGACTCGTTGTTGCTTCTATAAAGGATTACTATGAAAAATATGAAACCATTCCGTCTTATGAAACTATCTTTAATATAGTAAAGAGTGAAGTTAGAAGAGAAATTGCTAGAGAATCTGCTACTGAACTTATTAAAGAGGTTAGAGAATCTGAAAATAGAGACTGTTTACACACACAAGATGTTGCCATTAAGTTCTGCAAACAACAAGAACTTAAGAAGGCTACTCAAAAAATCCAAAAAATTCTAGATGTTGGAGATTTTGATAGATATGATGAATGTGAAGAATTAGTTAAACAGGCTATATCGGTAGGAACAGAAAAAGACGAGGGTGTTGATATCTTTCACGCTATTGAAGAAGTTTTAGCTGATGATTTTAGAGATCCTATACCGACAGGATTGGTAGGTATTGATAACCTTATGGGTGGAGGTTTATCTAAAGGTGAGTTGGGTGTTATTCTAGCAGCATTTGGTGTTGGTAAAACGACATTAATTACTAGAATGGCAAACACTGCGTATTTAGAGGGTAAAAACGTAGTACAAATTTTCTTTGAGGATAATGTTAAGGT